CGACAGCATCAGCAGCACCAGCACTACGCAGGCGGCGACGGCCAATGCGGTGCGTAAAGCGTACGAGCGAGCAGATGCCTTTCTTATGCAGCCACCTCCGCCGCTTCCTGAGGCCAGCATCACGCGGGCGGGGATTGTGCAGCTCAACGACAGCCTCGGCAGCACCACCACTATGCAGGCAGCGACGCCGAATGCGGTGAGGATAGCGTTTGAGAAAGCGGTTAATGCTACTACGTTGGCACAGCAAGCCCTTCAGCAGATAGAGGCACTGTCTCGGCTCCCTGGCCCCCCAGGCCCTCCTGGCCCTCCTGGTCCCACAGGCCCCACAGGCCCACAGGGACCTCAGGGGTCATCCGGGGGGAGTGGCCGTGATAGCCCCGGGAATGATCGTTAATTTTCAATTCGGTAAGCATATGCGCATTGGCGTGTCCCCCCATCAATATGTCTGATAGGTCTTTCTAAAAAGATATATGACTACAATTGATATCTCTCTGATGCGCGGTGAACAGCCCCGGATCGTTAGCCACCTGTTGCCTGAAACCAATGCCACCCTGGCTCAAAACTGTCATTTCCGGCACGGCGTCATTACGCCGCTCTATGCGGATAAAGATGCGGAGATCTCCTTTTCTCTCGATCCCCAGACGCTGTTTCATTACCGGGATGATGTCTGGTTTGCCTGGGTGGGGCGGGTTCAGGCCATACGCAGCCCGGTGGCACAGGATAAGTATGGGCGGGTCTATTTTACCGATGGTCAGGCGCCCCGGGTGACCAGTGCCCAGATAGCGACTCAGGGGGCCGGGCATTACCCGGCGGCCAGCTACCGGCTCGGTGTTCCGGCGCCGGGACATCCCCCTGGCATCGGTGAAATTACGAATCCGAACGGGGAGGAGAGAAACGACCCGCTGGATGATGAAACCCGTTTTTATGTCGAAACCTATGTCACGGCCTATGGGGAGGAGGGGCCGCCGGGGCCGGTCTCTCGCGAGGTGACCATTCCGACCCCCGACTGCCGGGTCACCCTGCATCTGACTTCGCCGGTTATCCAAAACCACAACCTTACCCGCCGTCGGCTTTACCGCTCGGTTACGGGGGGCGGGGCGGCGGACTATCTATTGGTCGCAGAGTTGGCTCTCACCCAGAAGGAGTATGTCGATGGCTTGTCCTCTGCGGCGTTGGGCGGTGCGTTGGAAACCTATGACTACCTGATGCCGCCGGACAATATGGTGGGGCTGTGTTTGATGGCGAACGGCATTGCGGCGGCGTTTGCCGGCAATGAGGTGATGTTTTCTGCGCCCTATTTACCCTATGCCTGGCCGAGTGCCTATCGACAGAGTATTGAGCACAATATTGTGGCTATTGCCGCGCTGGGTACCGCTCTGGTTGTGGCGACACAAGGGTACGCCTATCTGTTCAGCGGCGTCTCGCCGGGCAGTATGACCAGCAGCAAGCTGCCGATTATGCAGGCGTGTCTCAGCGCAGACAGCATGGTCGAGATGGATGGCTTTGTGCTGTATGCCGCGGCCAATGGGCTGGTGTCTGTCGATGCTGCCGGCAATGCGTTGGTGGCAACGGAGGCGATTGTTGAGCCGCGCCAGTGGCGCCAGCGTTTTCAGCCTGAAACTATCCGCGCATGGCGGGTGGAGGGCGAGTATTTTGCCCTGTACCGGGATGCGCGGGATCGTCCCGCGGGATTTGTTTTCGATCCGCGGGCGATGGATCTTCGCCGTGTGGATACCGACTTTGCGTGCGCCGGCTATCGACTGGAGAACGAACAGCTGTATGTGGTGAGGCGGCGGCAGTTATATCAGCTGCAGCAGGGGACACAGCCTCGTCAGATGCAGTGGCGATCCCGGGTGTTTTTGGCCCACGCCGCCGTGTCGTTTGCGTGTCTGCGGGTGCTCAGCCCCCAGCTGCTGCGGGTGGGGATCCAGATTGTGATTGACGGAGAGGTGGCATTCAGTCTGCCGCCTGGCGCACTGACGGAGCCCTGCGTGAAGCTGCCGATACTGTCCGGCCGTCGCTGGCAGATCGCGTGCTTTGGTACGGCATCGGTCGAGCGCCTGACGCTGAGCACATCGATGGATACGCTGCCACCTTGACGGCGCGCTTCCCTCAAGGCCGAGGTTTCCCGGAGGCATTCTGATGAGTAAACGCCATGCGTTTCGCGCCGGACGCAGCCTGGATTCGCTGTATGAAAACGTTGAGCTGATGACCGGACAGCGCGGTGACGGGCAGGATAAGGCCATTACCGCCCGGGAGTTGGTCGCGCTGGGGCTGGCGCGCCCCCTCCGTGGACAGGGGGGGAGCCTGCAGCTGCGGCCGGGCCTGGGGGGACAGGCCTGGCCCGACGATCGCCGCCGGGTCGATTTTCCGCAGGCGCCGCAGGCGCCGCAGGGGCTGCAGGTCAGCGGCGGATTTAGCGCCGTGCTCTTGGAGTGGCGTGCGCCGACGTATGGCGGCCATGCCCTGACAGAGATTTACCGCCATACGCAGGATAATTTGGCCGATGCCGTGCTGGTGGCGACGTCGGCATCGGTGATCTACGGTGACCCGGTTGATCCGGGATGGCAGGGATTTTACTGGATACGCTTCGTCAATACGGCCGGTGTGCCCGGGCCGTTCAATGCGCCAGCGGGGACGGCGGCGCAGACTCATCCAGAGATCGATGCCGTCGTGTCACTGATTGCGCGTGAAATTAATGGCTCTCCGCTGATTACCGCGCTGGCCTTAGAGCAGGAGGCGGAACAGCAAGCGCTGAGCGAAACGCGGGAAAATCTCCGCGATATCGATCGGGCGGGGAGCCAGGCATTTCAGTCGCTGTGGCGCCAGAAAAACCACGTCGGAGACATCAGCGCAGGCATCGGCATCGTCGCCGGCAGCGATCCTCAGGGCAACGTCTTGAGCCAGGTGGCGATTGCAGCCACGCAATTCTTTATTTTTGACCCCAATAATCCCAACGATGACGGCACCTACTCATTCCCGTTTGTGGTGGATGGCAACAGCGGCCGCGTCGTCATGACAAAGGCGGCGATCGAGCAGGCAACCATCCAGATTTTGCAGGCACAGCGTATCGTGGCCGATGAGGTAATGGCCGGCATTCGGATCAGCGCTCCGTATATCAGCGCCGCGCAGATCTACGCGTCAGAGATAATCAGCCTTGGAGAGCCGCCGACCTTTTCCCTGACGACCGATGGCGTACTCAGCGCGCGTCATGCGGACATTAGCGGCACTATTCACGCCACCAGTGGCACCCTGAGCCGGGTCACAATCGATGAAACCTGTGACGTCAAAGAGATCCGCGCCGAGTCGATTAAGGGCGATATCGTCAGATGTTGGACCCTTCTGAATGGCCAGACGATTGTGGTTGAGCCGGCCCCCTTTGAGCGGCGGTTAGTGATCCCCGCCTGTGTGGTTTCCGGGGCGACGTTTGAAAGCACCAGCTCCCACGGTGATGGCAATGAGCGGCGATCGTTCTCATATGATGGGGGATACGTCAATTTGGTTGTCGATGGCGCCACAGTGCGGCTGTGTACCCAGTCCGGCGATGGGGTCAGCGCGGGTCAATGGATGTCATCGCTACCTCGAGATACAGCGGTTTCCATTGGATACGATGGGGGAAACCACAGCAAAAATAGCAATAAAGATAAGCAATATTACCCCGATTCACTGCTATTAATGGCGTTTAAAGCGTGACGCCCGCCCTCTATCACCAGCTTATCCGCGCCGCCGCCGATGACGGAGGCCAATCCCTGCTTGATGACATCAACCGGACATGCCGGCGGGGAGAGGCGCTGTGCCTTGGCTCTGAGCAGGTTCGGCTCGTCCTGCGGCTGAGGCTGCGTGACGGGGTGCCGTATGTCGTCGTTTGGCTGGCCGCCAGCACCTTGCCCGATGGTCTGCGGCGTTACACCCCGCTGGTCAAGATGATGACCCGCCAGGTCGGGGGACACTGGGCAGAGTTCGCGACCCGTCGGCGTGGGTTTGTCCGGCTGGCGGGACGGCTGGGATTTGAACGGTTGGCGGATGAGGGGGCGTTTCTGCGATTTAAAATTCCGCTTTAAGGGGGCGACGATGGGAAAGGGTGGCAGCACGGAGATTAAGGAAACCTCACAGGAAAAGGCCGCCGCGGAGGTGGCGCTGGAGCAGTGGAAACTGTACCAGCAGGAATTACGGCCCTTCGAAGATCTGTTTATACGGCAGGTCGGGGAGCTGAACGCGCCGTCGCGCTATGACCAGTTGGCCGGTGAGGTGAACTTAGGGTATCAGCAGGCATTTGGCCACGCCAGAAAGCAAACGGCAGATGCCCTGAGCGCATCGGGCGTCGATCCGGGCAGCGGCAAGTTTCGGGCAGCGCTGCGGGATAGCGTCAGCGATCAGGTGGTTGGACAGATCGACACCGCGAATCGGGCGCAGAGCAGCCAACAGGACCGCTATATCGCCGGCCTGCAGGACGTCGCCGCTATCGGTACGGGGCAAAAGGCCGATGCGCTGAGCGGGTTTAACGATATCGCCGGGGCGGCACAAAGCCGCGCGGCCAGCGATGCCTATACCCATATCAATGATCGGCTGGCGCTGGGGGGCGCCGTCGGAACCGGTATCGGTATCGCAACGCGTAGCTACGGCGCACCCGAGAAAAAGGATGCGTAAGGTGTGGAGGGCTGACAGGAGGACGCGATGGGATGGGCATCCGATACCTATGCCGATTTGACCCGGCAACAATATCAGGACTGGAAAAAACGGTTTTATCCGCAGCTGAAAAAAATGATGGATTATGCCGCGGGCGATCGACTGTTAAGCGATCAGCTTTCCCGGGCCGATAGGCATACCCAGAACTCGCTGCGCTCGGCATTGAGCGGGCAGGTCAATCAGATGGCCCGCTATGGCGCGCCGGCGGCCCGAGATCCGCAGGACAACAGTTTGGGACTGCGCACGGCGCTGGCCCATGCCGGTGCTAAAAACAGTATTCGCGGTGCGGCAGAGGATCGTCAGCTGAATATCCTGACTGGCGGTTCCGCGGGCGTACGTGAGCAGATGAGGGTGGGGGGCAGCACTTAATGGGATATGGATTAATCGATGTGGGCAGCCAGGCCCGTAGCCAGGCCGTGCAGGGTGTAAAGCAGAGCTCTGAGCGCGAGAGGCAGCGAGAGATGGCGAATAAGCAGATCCAACAGCAGCAGCAGGCTGCCCGCTTGAATTCTGCGGGCGCCGGCGCCGGCGTGGGGGCCTATGTGGGGGCGGGGACGTCGGTTGGCGGTCCCGTCGGCGCCGTGATTGGTGGCGTTTTGGGGCTGCTGGCCTCGGCGCTGTTTTCCTGAGCGTGTGACGGGAGGATGAAACGATGGGGATCCAGGGGCTGGCTGAGGGGCTGTTAGCCGGGTTCAACGTGGCAGACACCGCGCTGAGCCGCCGTGATGCACTGAAGCTGCGCGAGCAGGAGAATCAGCGCCAGCAGGATAACACCGATCGTCTGTTCAACCAGACGCAGGAGCAGAACCGGTGGAACCGGGAGTACCAGCAACAGCGGGATGCCGTACAGGATAAGCGCTGGACGATGGGGCAGGCGTTAGCGCAGGAACGATTCAATCAGGAGAGGGATGAGCACGCGTATCAGCGAGGGCAGAATGAACGTGAGCAGCGTCTGCGACAGGAGATGCCGCTGGTTAAAGCGGGCTATGATGCTCTACATAACGGACAGTATGAGCAGGCCAATCGGATATTTTCACAGGTGTCAGCGGACAGCCCACTGCACCCCGCACACTATTTTGGCGAGCAGCCGCTCGGCGTCGCCAAAGCGATCATTCAGGAGGTGCCTCGGGTGCTGGCGGGTGAGCTGGATTACAACGGCCCCGAGGCGATGGCGATACTGAATCAGGCATTCGATGCCGATCTGAAGCGCAGCGTCGGGCAGAGGGATCCCGCAAGCGGTAAGACGATTACGGATACCCGACTGATACACTTGGGGCGCAGCGCCGATCATAAGGGATTTATCGGAACCCTGCAGGTCACCTACGATGATGGCTCGTCAGCTGAAAAGCCGTTGACCCGCCATGGCTCCGCCGATCCGCGGGATACCGTGCCAGTGATCCCCGTAGAGGCGTTGCTGGGGGGAATGTATAACTACGTCCGCACCGTGGGATTCATGAACCAGCCCCAGCAGGTCGAGTTTATGCATCGTTTGGTTAACCCCGAGTCGGTTAATCAAGGGGATAACAGCATGATTCGTGACTACCAGCGTTATGCCTATGAGCTGGACAAAGAGGAGGCCGACGCATTGTACGGTATTGAGAAGCCGGGCAAACGGGCAGAAACGCAGGCTTATTATGATGGGCTGCGGGAACGGCTTGATCAGCGTTTCGGCTATGGCGCCGCGGATGATCCGGGCGGGCAAACCTTGCCTGCTGCTCTCCAGCGCTGGGCGGGGAAGGATACCGACAAGCAGGCGTTTGTCCGTGAGGGGAGCCGGCGGGGAGTGCTGCCGGCAGCGGTGACAGCGCGTCAATTGGATGCCATGTATGCCGATGCTCGGGGGCAGAGCCCTGCCGGGAAAGCGCGGTCTGCTGAGGGGGGTGAGGCGCTGAAGCTTAAGGTTTCCGCTCTGCGCCGTGATCTGCAGCAGGCCACCTCGCCAGAAAGCCGCGCGCGTATCGCGGGGGAGTTGATGGCGATGGAGCGGGCGTTAACGCGCAGTCAGAGCAAACCTGACCCGCGGGCGCACCAGGAGCCCCCGCAGGCAGGCGCATTGTCCACGCCGCTTGAGGACCATTGATGGCGTCTCCTTTCCTTCCCCGAACCGCTGATAGGCGGTTTTTTTTCGTCTGAATACAGGCATCTCTCTTTAGCAGGAGGCATCCCGTGGCGAACGCCCCCCAAGATCTGCGCCCTGAACAGCAACGATCCGCCGCCGAGCGGCAGTCCTTGAATATCCAGCGGCCGGATGAAGGCCTGTCGGCTTACTGGGACAGCTATGATCCCCAGAAATACGCCGGGTTTTCTGATGCGTTAGAGGAAGACAGCGGCACTCTTTTCTCTGATACCGGCAACCTGCTTCTGAGTGGTGCGGTCTCGACGGCCGCCAGTCTGCGGGAGGTAGCGAGAAAGGCGATGCCAGACAGCGTGGTGTCTGTCGCCACCGATCTGCTGGCGAATCAAGTGCCCGGTTTTGATGAAGCGACATTTTGGCGCGACGCTCAGCAGAAGGCCGTGGGCCGTTTGTCTGCGGATATGCAGCAGGCGCGGGACAAGACGTTCTGGGAGAGCGGTCAGGGCTTTGGGGAGGCCTGGGGCGATCCGCGCAGCTATTTTGCCGGGGCCGTCGAGTCGCTGCCGGGTATGGTGGTGTCCATGATACCGGCCATGAGGCTGGCTAAGCTTACCTACAGCGCGAAGGTGGCGCAGGGGGTCGCGGCCAGAGAGGCAGCGGCCAGCGCGGCGCGGGTCGCCAGGCTGACCGGATCCATCTCGGAGGGGGTGCTGGCCGGAGGCGCGTCATCCCGTGCGGTTAAAGAGGCCATTTATGCCCTGCCGGATGATGTGCTGCAGCATTCGGAGGCGGCGCAGAACCTGTTGGCCTCCGGGATGAGCGTGGAGGCGATACGCCGGGCGCTGGCGGAGGATGCCTCGACCAAGGCGTTTCTCATGTCGGGCGTAGCGACCGGCCTGTTCGGCGGTCAAGGTGATACGGTGCTCGCCAAAATCATGACCGGTCAGCTGAAACAGGGGATCGTGAAGCGTATTGCCAAGGGCGCCGTAGCAGAGGGTATCTTGGAGGAGATGCCGCAGTCCGCCCTGAGCCAGATGGCGGAAAACTACGCTCTGCAGACGGCCGATCCGCAGCGCCCACTTTCTGAGGCGGTGATGAACCAGGCGCTCGGCGGCGTGGCCATCGGCGGCGTGATGGGGGGGACGCTGGCGGGAGCGAGTCGCCCGGGGCGGTGGCAGGCGCCAAGCGACGCGCCACAGGCTGAAGACGCGCCACAGGCTGAAAATGATAACACGACGGCCGACGCTGCCGCAGAGGCGGCAGAAGCGCAGACGCCGGAGGCGTATCAGCGCTATCAAACCCAGTTTGCGCCGTTGGATCGCGATGCGCTCTTGCAGCATTACGTCGATGCCGATCTGTCCGAGGCGCCGGATGCGGCAGAGAAAAAACGGGCGGCCCATGAGCGGCTGCAGGCGCTGGAGCATGACGATGAGGTCAAGGCAGCGGCGCTGCAGCTGCGCAGGCTACCTCGACGCGATCTGCTGGCGCAGTACCATACGCTGAATGAAAAGGCGACGCGCACGGCGGCGGAACAGCTGCAGTGGGAGGCTGCCCGCCAGATCCTAGGGCAGAGGATAGCTACGGCGACCCCACGTCCTGCGGAGGATGCCTCATCGGGGAAGGGTGAGGAACAGGCGAACCCTGAACGGGAGGCCTTGCGGACATGGCAGGCTGCGCCGTTACCGAAAGCAGATATCAGTACGGGTGCCGGGCTCCCTGAGTATATGACCGGCGAGGGACGGGCGTTGGGGGGGACATCCGATCCATTTAGGGCGAGAGCGCCAGACGATGAGGAGAAAACGGTTGATCTTTCCTTGCAGCCGGCCTATTTGCGACAGGATCCGCGCATTCAGGGGTTTGCGGAGGACAGCCCGCTGCAGCAGGCGTTGTCTCAGCCTGGGGCACCTTCGGCTACCGCGCTGGTCCAGGCGCAAATACGGCGCGGTGAGCAGGGACTGACGCCTGATGAATGGGAGACGCAATTACAGGCGGAAGACTCCCGCCAGCAGCGGGCTCCGCGGTTACCCGCACCGGGGGATATTTCTCTGGGGCGGGGGTTCCCGATGCCGGGCCCGGTGGTACGGGTGGACGATAGGCCAACGGGGCCAGGGCCCGCGTTTTCTGCGGGTGTTCGCACGGTTTTACGCCCTGATGAGGCGGTGTTGCCCGTCTCGGCACAGAGGGCTACGCAATCCTCAACAGCGCCTGCGCCAACGCCGGCCGCAGAGGTCTCGCCCATGTCCATGGCATCGCAGGCTAGCGGGCTGCCTTTGCATGTGGCACCGCCGGACAATAAGGGGGAGCACGTCGAGCAGGCTATCCCAGCATCGACCGAGATCGCGCCGGAACCCCGCCCGAAGACGTTTTATTCACACCAGCCCGATCGCCCAAGCGGCAGCTTATCTTTTGAGCGGGTATCGCAGATTGTCCAAGATTTTGAACAGGCGTATAAGGGTAATATTCCCATAGAGATTAGGGTTTATCGGCGTCAGGAGGATGCTTATGGACCACAAGCCACCAGAGAAAACGGCGGACGTATTGCCGGCGCCTTCCACGGAGGGACAGGAGGAAGGACAGTATCTCGATATCCCGATGCGAATAACGCGCTTCGAACCACCGCCGGCGCCCCCCACGGAGGGGGAGGGCAAGTATCTGGAGATCCCCGAACTGATAACGTTACGCGACCCTCCTTTGTATTGGTCAACGCGGCTAGCATCCGAGACGAAGCCGATGCAAGACGCACCCTGCGACACGAAATCCTCGGCCACTTCGGCCTCAACACCTTTACGCCAGCGGATAAAAGACAGATTTTTGACGCGATTATGGCGGCGCAAGGAGAGAGTGCGCTAGCGCCATTTTGGGCGCGTGTCAGGCGGAGGTACGCGGATAAGTCTGGGTCTATCCAGGCTGAAGAGGTCTTTGCCTTAGCCGCCGAGCAGGAGCGAAAGGAGCGTGGTGCCCGTTCTGGGCGACGTATTATTCCGGCCCGCGTTTTACACGCGGTGCAGAGCGGGTTGCGCCGCGCTGGGCTGGTGACGGGAGGCATGAGGCTCGGCGAACTGTACGACGCCGTGGACGCAATTTCCGATGGTATTCGCCATGGCCATCGTCAGCAACAGATCTTCCCTGCGAATGATCAGGCCCAGTTTACGCGGGAGGAGGCTGACGTTGCAGACGGGCGGATGATGCCGCTTCCGGCTCAGCGCCCGCCTTGGCCCGCCGATTTTCCCGATGTGGTGCTGCATGCTCGGCTGGGGGATGCAACGGCGCACCCTGACTATGCGGCGGCAAAAGGCGGGGATGAATTTGCCGCTCGGCGCCTAGTCTCGGACGTATTGAATAAGGCCGCGATAGATAACATTCGGAGAATTATTGATAGCCGTAAAGTGTTGCTGACCGCCGTTCATGCCGAGGAGGCGAGCGGGCGCAATAAAATTCCACAAGCGATGGCGGATATGTTGGGGCATATTTTGCACCAACACGTTGATGACAACATTGTGCAAGCCATGCGGGTGGGGCGCAGTGGACTGGATGGCTTTGGCCGCCTGGCCAATCAGCCCGGCTTCGCCGGCGAGGTGCGGCGCGATGTGCCCTATTTCATCTTGGACGATACCCTGACGCAAGGGGGCACCTTGGCCGGGCTGCGGGGGTATATCGAGGCGCAGGGGGGACAGGTGATCGGCGCCTCGGCGTTGACGGGGAAAAAGTATTCAGCAAAAATGGCGCTATCGGCCGCGACGCTGGCGCGCCTGCGCACCCATTTAGGAGGGAGCAACCTTGAAAACTGGTGGAAGCAACAATTTGGCTACGGCTTCAGCGGACTCACCGAGTCTGAAGCCAACTACCTCCTTCGCGCCGGGGACGCTGACGCCATCCGAGATCGCCTCCTTGCAGCGCGACAAACGGGAGACGCATCTGCGCAATCAGAGCGCCCTGAAGGAGATGGATCTCTCCCACCTGATGTAACCCACCGCGCCGCGCAAAACGCCTCCCCCCACGGAGGCGTTTCTGTTTTGGGCGACGGCAACCGACTGACGGAGACGGGGCACAGCCCAGAAGTCGCCAGCGGGAATAACCCGATCCCACAGATTAATGCCATCGTGCGGGGCGTCCTGCGCAAGCTGAATGCGCCATCGCTGCAGGTGCGGGTCGTGCAGACACAGAAAGAGGCCGAGCCCTTAGCCGGTGAACCGCTGGCGCAGTACGGTAAGGTTCACGCCTTCTACCGCCCGCAGTCGCAGGAAATCGTGCTGATCGCCGACAATCTCCCGACGCCGCGCATGGTGCGGGAAAAGCTGCGCCATGAAGTGATCCATCACGCCTTAGAGCAGGTGATTACGCCCGAGGAGTACCAACGCATCATTGACCGGGTGATGGAGACCCGCGCCAGCCGAGATGCGGTTATCCAACAGATTTGGCGCCGAATCGATGCCGCCTATGGACAGGAGCCGGTCGCGGTACAGGCCGGGGAGTTTCTGGCCCACATGGCAGAAAAACAGATGCCGGGCCGCTTTAGCGCGCTGTGGGATCGGGTCGTCTCGCTGATTAAAACGCTCCTTAACCGCATCGGGTTGTTGCCCACGGTCGATGCCGAGAATCGCATCTATCTACGGGATACCTTACGCACCCTGGGGCAGCGGCTACGCCAAGGATTCCCAGCAAGCGGTAGTGATGGTTCGGTACGTTATCGGCGGGAAAAAGAAGCCCCCGGTAACCCTCTGCACAGTGGGCTTCAATTGCCCAAAGGGGAGCATTCTTACCCGGAGCCGTCGGCAAGGGATCAGCCCGATAGGTCGGACACGCATCCTTCACCTGAGCCAACGATACGTTCCGCTGAGGATGTGCGCAATAGTCAGGCCCGTTACTCGCGAGAGGGCACCGCCCTTGAGCAGACGATACGGCGCAAAATGGGGTTAGAGCCGGAGCGCGGCTGGGGCGATAAGGCGCACGATGTCTATCGCGATTGGACAGCGCAGAGCCCGTCGGCGCGTAAGGGATGGCTGCGTGATCTGGGGCGGCGGCTGAATACCGCCACCTTCGACGGTCTGGCGCCGATCAAGTATGCCGAGGAGAGCCAAGGCAAAGCGGAGGCGGCCAGTTCGGCCTATATTGCCGCCCGCCTGGCCGCCGGCGCCAATACGGTGATGGCGGCGACGCTGGAGCATGGCCTGCCGGTCTACAACCCGCAGAGCGGCGTCATTGAACGCAAGGCGGGCAGCGGCAAATCGGATGCGCTGCTGGGGATCTTGGATGCGCTGGGGAAACACCGCGAGGACTTCTTTATTTGGATCGCCGGGCATCGCTCCGAACGCCTGATGCAAGAGGGGCGAGAGAAGCTGTTCAGCACCGATGAAATTCGCCATATGAAGGCGCGGGATCGCGGCAAGGAGACGCTCTTTGCCCGGCAGAAGGTGAAGTATGACGCGCTGGTTAAATCCCTGCTGGACTTACAGCAGGCCACCGGGCTCATCTCTCCCGAGCGCCGTGCCACGTGGGAGGATGCGTGGTATTTACCCTATTTCCGCCAGACGGAGGATGGGCGTGTCGTGGGCCCTTGGTCTACCCGCGGGATAGCCAACCAGCGCAGCACGGTGCGGCGCCTGAAAGGGAGCGAACAGGCGATTAACGATCCGGTCGAGAATCTGGTGAACTACGCCGCGCGCGCCATCGATGCAGCGATGAAGAACGAGGCGATGCGCCGGATGGTGGTCAATCTGGCGGATAGCGGGGTGATTGAGACGATCGAGAAGCCCAATCGCATCGATTACCAGCGTCTGGGCAAACGCCAAGGCGTTGCCAAAGTCTATCTAGAGGGTGAGGAGCAGCTGGTCGAGGTGAGCGATCCGGCATTATTCCGGGCCATCACCATGATGGATGTGGAGCGCAGTAATGCCCTGTTTATGCGGGCCGCGCGTCAGGCCAAACGCATTCTGACCATCGGCACCACCAGTATGCCGGATTTTATCATCCGTAACTTTATGCGCGACTCGCTGCATTCCTGGGCCATCAATCAGGATGGGGTGCGTGCGGTCACCAGCGCCTGGGGCGGGCTGAAAAAAGCCTATCGCCAGGATGATACGCTGATCGAGATGATGTTCGCCGGCGCCACCTTTGGCGGCGGCTATGCCAATGCCTATGATCCGGCCAGTACCGCGCAGAGCATGCGGGCTATCCTGCGCCGCAAGGGCTACAGCGACAGCCAGGTGCGCCGGTTTGAATCCAGCATTCTCCGCGATGGACAGGACGCACTGCGTCGGTTAGGCGGAGTCTGGTCGCGCTATCGCCACCTGAGCGAGGCGGCAGAGAATGCCAACCGCGTCGCGACGTATCAGGCGGCGTTAACGGCGGGTAAGGGCAGCGCGCAGGCGGCCTTTGAGGCGCGCGACCTGATGGACTTCAGTATGCAGGGGGCGGCAAAGAGCATGATCGCGCTGACGGACATGCTGCCCTTCTTCAACGCCCGTATGCAGGGGGTGGGCAAGTTGGCGCGCGCGGTGAAAGCTAACCCGCAGGCGGTGGTGACGCGGGGCGGTCTGATCGCCGCCGCCTCCGTGGCGCTGCTGGCGGCCAACTGGGATGACGAGCGCTATGAGGCGTTGCCAGACTGGGACAAGGATATCTACTGGCATTTTTTCATCGGCGATCAGCACTTCCGCCTGCCGAAGCCGTTCGAAATTGGGCTGATGTTCGCGACGCTGCCGGAGCGGATGATCCGCGCCATCGGCGGAAAAGAGAGCGGGAAAAAATTCGCCAAGCTGGTGGCGCATAATTTCATGGAGCAGCTGGCGTTTAACCCGATCCCGCAGATCGCGCTGCCGCTGGCCGAGAACCTGGTGAACTACGACTTCTTCAGCGGTAACCCTATCGAGGGGATGGCGGACGCGAACCTGCTGGCCGGTGCCCGCTATGATCAGCGTACCAGCCTGCTGGCGCGCCAGGTCGGTGAACAGCTTGGCTGGTCACCGAAAAAGATAGATCACCTGATCACCGGCTATACCGGCACCCTGGGCGCCTACGTGCTGGGGGCGATGGATATCGTGCTGCGGGGGATGGGCGAGTACGGCGAGCGCCCGGCGCTGCGGCTGGATGAGCTGCCGGTGATCAGGTCGTTTCTGCGGGGGGCAGCACCGGCTAAATCGACCCAGTACAGCGACGATTTCTACCGCATGATGCAGCAGGCGAATCAGGTTTATGGCACGGTTCAGCGCTGGAAACGAGAGCACCGCATTCAGGATAGCCGAGCGCTGAGCGTGGAGAAGCGCGGGGTATTGGCCAGCCGGCGCCGGCTCAACCGGACGCAGCGGGAGGTGCGCCAGCTGAACAGCCAGATCCAGCTGGTGCAGCTGCACACCAGCCTCAGCGCCGAGGAAAAGCGTCAGCGCATCGACAGGCTACTGGCGCGCCGCAACCGCATCGTGCAGCAGGCGGTGATGCGGGTGAACCGGTGGTTTGATTGACCTCTCCCCGTGGTTCTATAATCCTACCCACGTAACCGGTGCCAGGGTGAAACTGGCAAAACGGCGCAGATGGGCTACGATTATAGAGCAAGGCACTCAATGCCTGCATAATGCCAACTTTTAGCGCACGGCTCTCCAAAAGAGCCATTCCCCTAGACCTGACACAGGAATCGTGTTAGGTCTTTTTTTATTTCAATATAATCATTGTATTACAAGCTCACCTTGGTTGTGCGTGTAATGACTCTTTTACCGTTAATTCCCCCAATATACTGACTAAACCTCTGATAATACACAGTCTAAATAAAAGCAAATCAGCAACGTCACTATTTTGTTTGATATCTTGTTATCGCGCGCCTATACCCAGCCTATATGTGGCCTGAGAGGTTCCAGATATAAAGCGTGATACGCTATCCTTCCCCCAAGAATGGGCGCTTCGCGAATATCACATCCCCCCAGTGCGCCACCGACTCTCCGCGGCTTTGCTTCACCCTGTTCAGACTGCGCGTCACGCAGCGCCAGATTCTCCGCCGCATCGGCGTCCATGGTATAGGGCGACGCTGTGGCGGCGGTAACCGCGATGAGGCTCGGACGCGTCATATCGGGTCTGATCGCGCGGGCGCAGGGGGGCGGGCGCAGGCGTGCGGCGGTATAGCTTCTCAGCCAGCGCGGATGGTCGGGGAAAACAGGTTTGGCGGTGCGGATCGTCGCCGCGTGCGGATCGTCAATGGACCGCGGTTTCAGGCGGCGCTGCCCTGAGTCCAAACCCGCGGCGTAGGTGAGGTGGGGGTCAGCTGTTCCCGCGATTCCTAGGGAGGGGCTTGGGCGCGCGCTATTCCGCTGACGATGGCTCGTCTACTCGCACTATCTCGGTGATCTGCACGGTGCGCGCCGGCGTTAGCGTCGCTCAGCTCAGCTTGGCTCAGCTCAGCCGTCGCCGGGCGGCACGGTTATTCAGCGCCCGCGGCGTGCGTATCTCCCCTTTTTATACATCGTGAGGCTCGCCCGACCGGGCCCGGTTAGCGCTCGCAGCCCGGCTTCATTTTCGTCAGATCGGCGCGGTATTTCACTGCGGTTGATGTTGCATGGTGTGTGATACGACACGGCGTCAGGAAAGGAGGCCATTGGGGGAGCGACGTCGCATCTCGTGGGAACGCGCGACTCCCCCCGCCGAAGCAGGGGATGAGGCCAAGGGTAATGCGGAAGAACAGGTATGAAAAAACAGATCGCTGGACTGGTATTGGGCGCGGTGGGGATCCTGACTGCGCAGGTGGCGCAGGCCGGGAGCAGTACGCTGTCGCTGGGCTATGCGCAGAGTAAGGTACAAAATTTTAAAAACATGCCCGGCGTGAATCTGCAGTATCGCTATGAGTGGGACTCCGCGCTGAGCGTGATGGCATCGCTGAGCGTGTTGCAAAATGATGTGGATTCGACGACCCACTGGTGGGGCGTCACCTCGCAGGATCACGTGAAGGCGCGCTATAATTCTCTGCTGATAGGACCGGCCTGGCGGCTGAATGAGGCCGTCAGCCTGTATGCGGCGGCCGGAATGTCTCACAGCCAGATGGCGCGGGACTACGTCAGTAGCGCGGGGCAGGCGCCGATTCACTATGCCGATACGGTCAATGCCTTGGCCTATGGCGGCGGCGTACTGGTCAACCTGAGCGCGCACGTTACGGCGAACCTTGGCTATGAGGGGTCGCAAACTCGCGTGCAGGGGCAGCGTCGTCACGTGAATGGGGTTAACGTCGGTCTCGGCTACCGTTTTTAG